GGTGCGGAGAGTTAGCAGTTGTCGACGAGACTTCACCCTCACCGGTTGGGGGTGCTTTTTTGCCTGTTGTGGACGTTTCTCAAGTAGAGAAACGCAAACCTGGAAGGCCAAAAAAAGATGCTTAAACCTCTCAAAGACCGTGTGGTAATAAAGCCACAAGTACGGCACATTAGCGACATCATATTTATCAACAACAAAGAGCCTTATAACGAAGGCACAATTGTTGCTGTTGGCCCTGACGTCAGAGAATGTGCGCCTGGGGATTTTGTTAAATATGGAAACGGTGATTACCTCAACTGGCCTACACATCGTGTGGATGGTCAAGATTACCAAATTATCCAAGAAGCTGATATTTGCGCGGTGGTCGAATGAACACAGAAACAATCCAAAAACGTCTTGATGATCTGAAAAGCCAAAAAGATGTCATGATGAACAATCTTCACGGTATTCTTGGCGCAATCCAAGACTGTGAATACTGGCTAAATTTACTTAAGGAGCAGCAAAATGCCTCTACAGAAGTCAAAGAGTGAAAAGGCCTTTAAGGAAAACATCAAGGCTGAAGTAAAAGCTGGTAAACCAGTCAAACAATCCGTGGCTATTGCCTATGCGGTAAAACGCGAAGCAGAAAAAAAGGCTAAAAAGAAATGAAAAAGCACGACAAGCCCATTGCCCACAAAACCACAGGGAAGGATAAAACCTACAACCCTACGGAAAAAGGCGCGGGAATGACCGCCAAAGGTCGTGCTGAATACAACGCCAAGAACGGTAGCAATCTGAAGCCACCAGCCCCAAATCCAAAGACAAAGAAAGACGAAGGCCGTAAGGCATCTTTCTGCGCCAGGATGGAAGGGGTCGTTAAAAACGCCAAAGGCCCAGCCGAACGCGCCAAGGCATCACTAAAGAACTGGAATTGTTGAGTGAAAATCACCCAAAAGAAAGTTTCAGAGCTAATTCCTTATGTAAACAACAGCCGCACCCACTCAGATGAACAAGTGGCTCAAATCGCGGCAAGCATCAAAGAATTTGGCTGGACTAACCCAATCTTGGTAGATGGATCAAACGGCATCATTGCAGGCCACGGCAGGCTTATGGCTGCTCGAAAATTGGGATATGAAGAAGTACCCACTATTGAGCTAAAAGACCTGACCGAAACCCAAAAAAAGGCATATATCATTGCCGACAACCGCCTAGCGTTGAACGCAGGCTGGGACAATGAAATCCTAACCATTGAGCTAAACGACTTACTGGCAGACGGATTCGCGTTAGAAATGCTTGGTTTTGACCCTAAAGAGTTAAACGCGCTGCTTGAGCCTGAAGTGGTTGAAGGGTTAACGGATGAGGACGAAGCGCCAACCGTACCGGTAGAGGCCAAAACCAAGCCTGGCGACATATATCAACTAGGCAAACACAAAGTTATGTGCGGTGATAGCTGTAGCGTAACCGACATGGAAAAGCTATGTGATCAACCTGTGGATATGTGGCTTACTGACCCTCCTTATAACGTTGCTTACGAGGGCAAAACTAAAGATGCGTTAACCATACAAAACGACAGTATGAACGACGATCAGTTTCGTCAGTTTTTGCGTGATGCCTATGTAACTGCCGACTTAGTCATGAAGCCAGGTGCAGTTTTCTACATTTGGCACGCTGATAGCGAGGGTTATAACTTCCGCGGTGCAGCCCAAGATGCAGGTTGGAAAGTTCGCCAGTGCTTAATATGGAAAAAATCCACTATGGTCATGGGACGCCAAGACTACCACTGGAAACATGAACCTTGTCTATATGGATGGAAGGAAGGCGCTGGCCACCTTTGGGCCACAGACCGCAAACAAACCACCATATTAGAGTTTGATAAGCCAAGCCGTAACGGTGAACACCCAACAATGAAGCCTGTGGCGCTATTTGAATACCAAATGCTCAATAACACCAAAGGTGGCGATATTGTGTTGGATAGCTTTGGTGGATCAGGGACAACCCTAATAGCCGCTGAAAAGAATGGACGTGTGGCAAGAATTATGGAGTTAGATTCAAAGTATTGCGATGTAATCGTAAAGCGGTGGGAAGACTTCACAGGCAAAAAAGCCGTTCTTTTGACAAAAACCGAGGAAACTGCTTAAATATTAAGCGAGTTCCCCTATATAAAAGATGCCAGTAATTCCACAAGAGGCTCATCAGCCTACAGACGACACCCGCAGACTGGTTGAATCCAGTAGTGGACTAGGCTTGCCGCATGAATCCATAGCTGTGCTGGTGGGGATTGATGACAAAACTCTACGTAAGTATTACCGCAAAGAGCTAGATGTAGGCAAAGCCAAGGCCAACGGTCAAATTGCCAAAACTTTGTATAGCAAAGCCATTTCAGGCGATACAACAAGCCTTATTTGGTGGACAAAGAGCCAAATGCGCTGGTCTGAGACTGTCAAACAAGAACTTACAGGCGCGGACGGTGAACCGCTACAAGGTATTCAAATCAGCTTTGTAAAGCCCGATGAAAACAGCTAACGCTGAATTTCCGCTTAAATTACAGTGCCTGTTTAAGCCAGCGCGGTATAAAGTTCTGTATGGTGGGCGCGGTGGGGCTAAAAGTTGGGGTGTGGCCAGGGCGTTACTTATCTTGGCTGCAAAAGAGCCATTACGCATCCTTTGCGCCCGAGAATTCCAAACTTCGCTTAAAGATTCGGTTCACAAACTACTGTGCGACCAGGTGCAATCACTTGGACTGGATTCCTTTTACGACATTACCCAAGCAACGATTCGTGGCAAAAACGGCTCTGAATTTAACTTTGTTGGCTTAAAGAACAACGTAGCTAACGTCAAATCTTACGAGGGTGTGGACATCTGCTGGGTGGAAGAAGCCCAAACCGTGTCACGCTTGTCATGGAATACCCTGATTCCCACCATTCGTAAGGAAAAGTCCGAGATTTGGATTACGTTTAATCCCGAACTTGAAACAGACGAGACTTACCAGCGGTTCGTACTGAATCCGCCTGAAAACTCAATTGTTCAAAAGATCAACTGGTCAGACAATCCTTGGTTTCCTGAAACGCTACGGATGGAAAAGGATTCCCTTAAATCTAGGGATATGGCGTCTTATAACGTAGTTTGGGAAGGTTTATGCCGACAGACTGTGGATGGGGCTATCTTTGCCAAAGAAATGCAGATGGCAGACCTTGAAGGCCGCATTACCCGAGTGCCTTACGATCCATCTAAGCCAGTTCACGCTATCTTTGACCTTGGCTGGGCTGACGCAACCGCGATATGGTTCCTTCAGTTTATTGGCATGGAAACCCGCCTGATTCGCTATATTGAAGGCACTCAACAGACCATGAGCGAATACCTGGCAAAGATGCAAACCTTTGGGTATATATACGACACTTTATGGCTACCGCATGACGCTGAGAATAAGACTTTGGCGGCTAATGGGCGCTCAATTGAGGAAATCGTCAGGAATGCAGGCTACAAAACCCGCATCATTCCCCGCACCGCTATTGCTGACAGCATCAACGCAGCCAGGACGTTATTCCGATAATGCTACTTTGACCGTGAGTTATGCCACGAAGGGCTACAGTGTCTGAGGCATTACCGATATGAGGTTGATCCTGACACCGGACAATTCTCCCGCACGCCATTGCATGACCACTATTCCCACGGTGCTGATGCGTTTAGGATGATTGGCCTTATGGTCAATGAACCAAGAAAAGCCCGACCTGCTAAACCAGTGATGCATAACTATCTTGGCGCACAGGGCTGGATGTCCTAAAATAACTGAAACTCTGAAGGCCCACTATGGCAGACGATACCAGCTTGAGCGACTACGATCCGCGAATTGACAAAGCCAAGAAATTCTTGAAGATGGCTAATGATGCGGATACTATGAACCGCCAAGAAGCCCTTGAGGATTTGAAATTTGTTAATGGCGATCAATGGCCTGTTGAATTACAAAACTCACGCAATCTTGAATCACGCCCTGTTCTGACCATCAATAAGTTGGACGGATACTGCCGACAAGTGGTCAATCAGATGCGTCAGCAGCGCCCCCGAGTGCGCGTTCATGGGGTGAATTCTCAAGCTGATGCCAAAATCGCTCAGGTTATTCAAGGCGTAATCCGCCACATTGAGGTTAATTCCAATGCTGACAACGCCTACGACACTGCCGCTGATTATGCTGTTCGCTGTGGCTGGGGCTTTATTCGTGTGCGGACTGATTACACAGATGCTGACTCATTCGAACAAGAAATCTACATAGACCCTGTGGATAACCCATTCACGGTGTATTACGACATCAATTCAGTCGCCCCTGATGGGTCAGACGCTGAAGAATGTCTGATTACCATGATGATGCCCAAGAAAGTGTTTCAGGATATGTATCCTGGCGCAGAGGTGGATTCATTTAACCAGCGCGGTACAGGCGATTCTCAGTCTGAGTGGATTAATAAAGAGGATATTCGCGTTGCTGAATACTTTTATACCGAACGCAAAAAGACCAAATTGGTCATGTTGTCGGATGGAACTACGTCATTCAAAGAGGATTTGCCCTCTCAAGACAGCCTAGACGCAGCCGGTATTTATGTCCTTGATGAGCGCGACACGTTCCGCAAATACATCAAATACTGCAAGCTGACCGCCATTGAGATTCTTGAAGAAAAAGAATGGCCTGGCAAATACATCCCGATCATTCCGGTTTATGGTCGCCAAGTGGTTATTGGTGACAAACGCAAGAAGTTTGGCATGGTGCGTCACGGCAAAGACGTCCAGCGTATGTATAACTTTTGGCAGACTTCACTGACCGAATCGGTGGCATTGGCTCCCAAAGCCAAATGGCTGCTTGCTGAAGGCCAGGATGAAGGCCACGAAAGCGATTGGGCGCAGGCTAACATCAAGTCCTTGCCGGTATTGCGATACAAACAGACCGACATTGAAGGTCGCCCAGCCCCAACACCTAGCCGACTCCAACCCGAACCACCTCCAGCGGGTGTCATGGCGGCTGCTGCCACTATTGATAACGACATCAAGACCTTAATGGGTATCTTTGACCCCGCGCAATTGGGGCAAGGTAACGTGTCCGGTAAAGCCTTAAACGGTCAAGTTCAACAGATGGATTTGACCAACTTTGATTTTTACGACAATCTTACAAAGTCTATTGCTCATGTTGGCAAAGTCTGCCTTGATTTGATTCCCAAGATTTACGACACCCAACGAGTGATGCGGATCATTGGCGATGACGGTAAACCCGACATGGTGACGCTGAATGAACGCAAGCAAGACCAGCAAGGCGTTATTAAGGTTCTCAATGATGTGACCGTAGGTAAATACGATGTGGTCATGGAGACCGGCCCTGGCTACAACTCCAAGCGTGAAGCCGCTGTGGACGCCATGATGCCTTTGGTCGGGGCAAATCAAAAGCTGTTTGAAGTGGCTGGCGATTTGGTGTTTCGTAACATGGACTTCCCAGGCGCAGACATCATTGCTGACCGTCTTGCAGCAACTAACCCGCTGGCTCAGATTGACGAAAAATCTGATATCCCACCGCAGGTTCAAATGCAATTGATGCAGAACAAACAGCAAATGCAACAGATGCAGCAGGCGCTACAACAAATGCAGATGATGATTAAACAGCGTCAGGACATTGAGCAGGTTAAGCAGGATAACGAAACCAAGCGCGAATTGATGCGCCAAACCGCCAAGGCTCACAATACCGAGACAATGGCAGAAGTTAAGGTCAACGACCAAAACACCCGCGCCATTACCTCGCAGAACAAGGTTGAGATTGAGGCCATTATGGAGTTATTGCTGCACCATATGGACACTCGCAGATTGAACATGGAGATTGACCGTAGAAATGCGGAACAAAATCAAGCCATGCGATTTGCTCAACAAGATATTGGTCAAGGCGCAAACCCATTGACGCAACAGCAATAAGGGTAAATAATTACCAAACCTTACCAGTTAGGTTAACTGGGTTAAATCGTTGGGAAACGTATGTCCGAAAAAGAAGCAAGTCAAGTTTTGACAAGCGACAATGCAGCGGAGTTTTATGCAAACAGATTAGGTTTAGCTGAATCTCCTACCGAGCCAGTGGCTGAGGAATCAGAGCCTGTAGCGGTGGAAAGTCAGAGTGAACCTGAAGAAGCAGAGACCGCGAAACCACAAGAGGAACGCAAACAGAATCCTAAACTTGAAAAACGGTTTTCTGAGATAACCAAACAACGCGAAGAAGCCAGGGCAGAAGCCCAGCGGGAACGCGATGCAAGGTTGGCTCTAGAGGCGCGTATTGCTGCACTTGAGAAACCTCAAGCGCCCCAGCCCCAAGCTGTGGAAGAAGAACCTCAACCGCACCAGTTTTCTGATGCATTTGAGTACGCAAAAGCCCTCACTGATTACCGTGTGGAAGCGAGACTAGCCCAAGAAAAGGCTGCTCAAGTTGAAGCCCGAGCGCAAATTGAACGCCAAAAAGTCTATGACAATTGGTCGAAAAAGGTTGTGGCGGCTAAAGCAGAGATGCCCGATTTTGATGACATGGTTCAATCAGCTAGCGATGTGGTTATCCCTGACCATATTCGTGACGCGATTCTTGAGAGTGACGTAGGGCCGCGAGTTCTGTATCACTTTGCTGAGAATCCCGAAGTTGTAAAGAGCCTGTCGGCAATGACGCCAATCCGCGCTTTGAGAGAAGTGGGTAAACTGGAAGCGAGATTTGAAGCGAAAGCGGAAAAGACTCCTGTGGCTAGAAGTAAAGCACCTGAACCGATTCAACCGATTCGGGCTAATGGAAAAGCAGATGTACCTATTACCGCCAATGGTGAATTTCATGGGTCATATCAGGCTTGGAAAGAGGCTCGTAGGGCTGGAAAGATTCGATAAACCTAATCTATTTGGAGTATTTAAATGAGTAACCAACTCTTGACGATCTCCAAGATCACCAACGAAGCGTTGATGGTCTTGGAAAATGAATTGACTTTCACCTCGGAAGTTGACCGTAACTATGATGACCAGTTTGCTGTTGTTGGCGCCAAAATCGGCAACACCGTGAACGTCCGTCGTCCTGGTCGTTTCATCGGTACTACCGGCCCCGCGCTGAATGTTGAAGATTTCAACGAAACCAGCGTTCCTGTGACCCTTTCGACTCAGTTCCACGTTGACACCCAGTTCACCACTCAAGACCTAGCCCTGTCCTTGGATATGTTCTCGGATCGCGTTCTGAAGCCTGCTGTGGCAGCTATCGCCAACAAGATTGACCGTGACGGTTTGTCTATGGCTGCGCTGAACACTGCCAACATCGTTGGTTCCGCTGGTACGCCTCCCACCGGTTTGATTACCTATCTGACCGCTGGCGCTTACCTTGACGCTGAAGGCGCACCCCGCGATGGTCGTCGTTCTTGCATCGTTGAGCCTTTTACCTCTGCCACCATCGTGGACAGCTTGAAAGGTCTTTTCGTGCCTCAAGAAGCCATTGGCGAACAGTACCGCAAGGGGCTTATGGGCCGAGACAGCGCGGGGATGAATTGGAAAATGGATCAAAATGTGGTAAGTCAAACCTTTGGCTCCTACGCTGGTACAGCTACCATCAATACCTCTACCGACACTGGTATCCTGACTTCCGGTTGGGCTTCCACCTCGGTGCTGACCCTGTCGAAAACTGGTACTTTCACTCCTAACGTGGGCGACACTTTCACCATCGCTAACGT